CAGTTTACAGGTGCATGGGGATCATCCGCACCAGTTGGATCAACTCCGCAATTGGCATGCACGGTAACGGCAAGTTTTACCAATAGCGAGCAAGCCAGATACTTTTTTAATGCAGGTGGAAGCCTACAATTTACGAGTTCAAGAACTGGCGGAAGCACTTCTGCACAGAATACATCATGGACTACATTGTTATCAACGGCAGGAACAAGAGTTTTTGGAGGTAACACACCAGGAACCGGTGTTACACCAGCAGATGGAACAAACTATTTTAGACTGACAAACACTCCACAGGAATGGAGCCGAGTAGTTGCATCATCACCTTATGCACTTAACGAGTGGAGCATATTTGCAGCAACGAATGACGGTATAACCAATAACAGCGGCGGAACTTCCGAGTCCATTGTTTTTAACATATATTGGAACGATAATCACTTTCCATTGGGCGGAGATGCTGCACAAGGAACGCCAGTTCAACCCAGTTTGGGATATGGACCAGACACGGTTGACGGAACCATATCATTAACGGTCCAAACTGTTAAACCATCCGGTGTTTTGGAACCAACCGGAACAGGTAATTTTGAAGTAGAAACACCAACAGTAGTTGTAAGTTCTATTACAAACTAATAATTTTACGCCCACTACACACCCTCGATAAATAATATGCTACTATAATAATAGGAGGTATTATGCAAGAGGAGTTTAAGAAAGCACTTGATTTTTCCAACTACAGACAGACTTTTGCAATTCAAAGAAAAACTCTAAAAGAAAAAATTGACGCAAAATTAACCTATGGTTACAATGGCGGTATTTTTAAAATAGATAGAGAACTATTGAACTTTGTAGAAATGTTGATCTATAAGGATAGATCGGAAAATGTTGTTATACTCGATGTAAATGAAAATCCAATACTGGTGGAAAACCTAGTGGATTTTAGAGAAGAAATATTTGATAGGTATTTCTCAGCCACTTTCGAGTATCATGAAGAATATCAAAAAATCAAAAAAGCAAGATCAGTTGAAAAACTATTGGAAGTATAATGGATAAAGGTATAGTCTTATTTGCTCACAACAACAGGCAGATCGATTATGCCAAGATGAGTATTCTTACGGCAAAATTAGCAAACAAGAATTTGAAAGTTCCCGTAAGTTTAATCACAGACCCATCCACCGTTAGTTGGATGAAAGAAAGCAAAACATTTTCTATCGCTGCCGAAGTATTCCATAAGATTATCATTACCGAAAGGCCGGAAGATAATAACATGAGAAATTTTGGCGATGGAAAAAGTTATTCAGCGGCACCTTTCTCAAATGGAAATAGATTCAATGTTTGGGATTTGACTCCCTACAAAAGAACACTGCTTATCGATACTGACTTTTTAATATTGAGCGATAACTTAAACAAGTATTGGGATGTTGATAGTGATTTATTAATATCACCTAGATATAATGATATAATAGGCGAGGATAGAACAGGATACCTCGATACTCACATATCAGAAACTGGACTCGAAATGTATTGGGCAACAACTGTTATGTTTACCAAGAACGAATATACAAAAACATTTTTTGATCTTGTTGACCACGTAAAGCAGAAATATAAAATGTTTTCGGATGTGTATAGATTCAATCCTATAATATACAGAAACGATATAGCATTTAGTATTGCAAAACACATCATGAATGGATATCAGCAAATTGATGAATATGATTTACCGGATGTTTTTTCAGTCACTGATAAGGATGTTTTATATGAAGTGGAAAATAACACTCTAAAATTTTTAATAAATTACAAAGATTCTAATATAGCAGCAAGTGTGAAGGATAAGGATGTTCATGTGATGAACAAATTTAGCATTATAAGAAACTATGATAAACTAATGGAGTTGGTAGAATGAACTTTGGATACCTAATCATAGTTTCTGAAAAACCCGAAACCAATTATTCGAGGCTTGCGTATGCACTGGCACTCAGCATAAAGAATACACAAAAAGAAGGATACGATAAGGTTGCATTGGTTATCAACGACAAGAAGCATATTGAAAACTTCACATCGACTTGGGTATTTGATGAAATAATAGAATGGAGCGGTGCAGAACATTGGGACGGTCGTTCCTACATGGATCAACTGAGTCCTTGGGATCATACAGTTTGTCTTGATGCTGACATGCTATTTCTAAGAGATTATAGCCATTGGGTTGAATACTTTATTAAAAATTCTGAGTTATACATTGCAAATAAATCATTCACATATAGAGGCGAAGAAGTAAATGACACGTATTATAGAAAATGTTTTATTGCGAATGAGTTACCTAATTTTTATTCCTTTTACACATTTTTTGTTAAAAATAGCAAGTTAGCAACAGAATTTTTTAATTTACAAAGAGAAATTATTTCTAATCCAACTGAATTTTCTAATAACTTTCTAGATAGATACAAACCTAAAATTATAGGCACCGATGAAGCATTTGCATTGGCTAGCAAAATATTAGATATTACTGATGACATTTCGTATCCATTAGACTTTCCTAGAGTAGTCCACATGAAAGGAATGATACAGAATTGGCCTTATCCTGCAGAAAATTGTTTTGACCATATTGGTTTTTATTTTAATAAATCAGGAAAATTAAAATTAGGAAATTTTGAACAAAATGACATAGTTCATTATGTAGAAAAGGATAAAGTTAACTTAGAAACAATAAACATACTAGAGGAAATAGCATGGAAGAAAAATTAATACTTCCTGATTTTGATGAGTGGTTAAAAAATTATGAGCCAGCACCCGTTGTTTACAATGCTGCGTTTGATCCCCAATCAGGAAAAATTACATCAATAGGTCCTGATCATACAATTAACAAGGACAAGTATGAAAACATAATAGAAGTTGAGTCCGATCTTGCTGAAAAAATTATAAATGGCGAGATTAGAATGAGCAAGTGCTTTGTTGATCCCCACGAAGGAAAACTTGAAATTGTAGAAGTAAAGGATTTATACAAAATAGATGATGTGCTACACAGAATCATTGTAAAAGAATATTCCGAAGTTAAAAAGCCAGACATACACCTTACGCATTTTTCAGAAAGTAATACACTTGCTATTGAATTGTCGGAAGAGTATGGTGGAACATTCATACAGGATAAAGAATTCCAACCAGTGACAAAAAGAAAGATGTTTTGGGATGGACATACTGAATTAGAATTTTCAATTACGGATTATAACGATCCTAACATTATTAGAGATAATTTTAGTATAAAAGTTAGTGATCTGGTTGGAAAGAAAGTAGAATTACTTGATTTAGACATACCTAAATATTTTAGCGTTTACACAAGGCGCTTGTTTAAGAATTATATGATTGAGGAAAAATGAAAAAAGTCGTAGAGTTTGATGTATTCTTTTTAAGTTACGATGAGCCAAATGCTGATCTACATTATGCGGATCTATGCAACAAGGTGCCGTGGGCAAAGCGCATACACGGTGTAAAGGGCTCCGATCATGCACACAAGGCAGCAGCAGAACAATCAGAAACTGATTGGGTGCTAACCGTTGATGCTGACAACATTGTGTATCCTGAATTCTTTGACATAGAAATAGACATGGACAATCCGGACATCCGTGCATACAGTTGGTGCGGTCGCAATAATGTTAATGGACTGCGTTACGGCAATGGTGGATTAAAACTGTGGAACAGAGATCATGTGCTTAACATGAAAACGCATGAAAATGCGGATAGCGAAAGGGCACAGGTAGATTTTTGTTGGGAAGATGGATATAGAAACTTCCCTAAGACATACAGTGACACGATCATTAATGCAACACCGTTCATGGCATGGAGAGCAGGATTCCGAGAAGGTGTTAAGATGACACTTGACGGAGGACTAAAAGTTCCCTCACAGGAAATTGAAAAAAGAATATGGTGGCACAATCTGCATAGGCTACGCATGTGGAGCACGGTAGGAAGCCATGTTGAAAACGGTTTGTTTGCTATCTACGGTGCGAGGCTAGGAACATATCTTACAAACTGCACGGATTGGGATCATGTTCAAGTTAGAGATTTTGAATCACTGCGTGAACTGTATAATGAACAGTGCAAACAATACGAAGATGGTTTTGGTCTTGAACAGGAAATCAAACACCTGGGTAGCGAAATACGAAATAAACTTGGATTCAACTATCCAAATCTTGAACCTGACATGAGCAAATATACGCTTGATCTATACGACGAAGCGATCAGGATGGGAACAACATATTATAGCCAAACTTATGTATGATGTATTCTTTATCAGCAGTGGAGCAATAGAGGAAGCAGCCTGGAATAAATTCAAGCAGCGAGTTCCCAATGCTCAGAAGGTTGAACACTGCGATACGTTTGAAAAGGTTGCAAACAAGTCACTAACAAAACATTTCTGGGCGGTATGGGATAACATTATACTCGAAGATAATTTTGAGTTTGACTATCGCATACCCGAGTGGGATCAAGAATACATTCACGTGTTCCGCAATGGTGCATACCATGATGGCATTTGCATATTCCCCAAGCGTGCCAAGATACTACAGAGAGAATGGAACTATCGTTTTTTCACGAATAAAAAAGAAATGGATATTGTGGCAAGCCAACCCGTTCCATATGATGTTGCATTCATTTCATATCATGAGGAAAATGCAGAAACAAATTTTAATAAACTGCTCGAGAAAGCACCGCACGCACAATGGACACGTGATGTAAAGGGCATACACCAAGCACACATCGAAGCAGCAAGGAAAGCAACCACGGATATGTTCTACATAGTTGATGCCGATGCCGAAGTGTTGGAAGATTTTAATTTTGATATGCAGATACCCTACTATGATTTCAATGCAAGGAAGAGTGTGTATGTATGGCGCAGCCGTAACCCAATCACGGATTTGGAATATGGGTATGGTGGAGTAAAACTGTTTCCAAGAGAAGCAACGCTAAACATGGATACGAATACACCAGACATGACCACTAGCCTTTCTGACAGTTTTCGTGCAATGGAACAAGTAAGTAACATAACAGCATTTAATACTGATGCATTCTCCACCTGGAAGAGTGCATTTAGAGAATGTTGCAAATTGGCAAGCAGAACAATAAAGGGACAAAATGATGATGAAACGGATCAAAGACTTTCTAAATGGTGCAGTGATTACGGTCGTGACAGGCCGTTTGGGGACTATGCTATTCAGGGAGCCAGAGCCGGTAGGAAATATGGCGTTAGCAATAGTGCTGACCCTAATGCATTACGAAAGATAAACGATTTTGATTGGTTAAAGGAACAGTTTGATGCAGGACAAGGATAGAATAGAAAAGTTCATACCCATAATGGACGAGATATCGCCTACCTTCTGCATGGCGAAATGGCATCATACCACAATATATCTGCAGACTGGTGAAACACACAGTTGTTATCATCCAGCACCTCATGCAATACCAATACCAGGGTTGGAAGAGAATCCAAGCCAACTGCACAATACTCCACAGAAAAAAGCGGAGCGACAGGAAATGATCGAAGGCAAGAAGCCAAGCGGTTGCCAATACTGTTGGAACATTGAGTGCATGGGCAAGGATTACATAAGTGATAGGAAGGAAAGAAATGCGAGTATCCATACTGAAGAAAGATTTGCTGCAATTAAGGCAGACCCTATGGCTGATGTTAATCCGCAGAATGTAGAAATATCGTTCGGTAACGAGTGTAACTTTAAGTGTGGTTATTGCCATCCCAAGCACAGTTCAGCATACCACAAGGAAATACGTGATCACGGACCATACACGATGGTCAAGAATCATCGCAATGATATTGACTGGTTTAAAGTTTATGAAGAAGAGGATAATCCATACGTAAAGGCTTTCTGGAAGTGGTGGCCGGAACTAAGAAAGACACTAACAATATTAAGAATTACTGGCGGTGAGCCTCTGCTACAGCAGAGCACGTGGCGCATGTTTGATGAACTTGAAAAGAATCCCATGCCCAATCTTGAACTAAACATCAATTCAAACTTTGGAGTTAAACCTATCCTTATAGAACGATTTGCGGACAAGGTCAACAGCCTAGTGGAAAAGGGTTGTATCAAGGACTTCAAGGTATTCACCAGCATGGATACATGGGGACCACAAGCAGAATACATTAGAACAGGACTTGATTTGGAGTTATGGGAACGCAATCTTGACACATACATGACCAAGACACGCATGCCTCTAACGTTCATGATTACGTTTAATATTCTTACCGTAACAAACTTTTATAAACTGCTTGAAAAGATTCTCGAGTGGCGCGAAAAATACAACACGGATGATCAAACCAAGTGGCAGCGCATACGCTTTGATACACCTTATTTGAAAGAGCCGTTACAATATGACATGAACATACTGCCCAAGGAATACTTTGTTCCTTACATGAAAAAGCATTTGCAATTCATGGCAGCAAATTTAGACGATGCTGATAGATATAAATTCAGCATACTAGAATACGAAAAATTTAGACGTGTTGTTGATTACATGGCTTCAACGAATTATACCGTGGAAAAATTAAAAGAAGGCCGCAGGGATTTCTATAATTGGTTTACGGAATACGACCGCAGACGCGGTCTTGACTTCGTCAAGACTTTTCCTGAACTGGAGGAATTCTATTATGACTGCGGAACCATCTAAGACTTTTTGCATTTACCCTTGGATTCACATGTATGTAAATCCCGATGGGTCAGTGTTGCCTTGTTGTGTTGCTGATTATAGTAAGCATATGGGCAATGTAAGGCACAACAATATCGAACAGATTTGGAACAATGACAAGTATAAGTCAATGCGCCAAAAGATGTTAAGAGGAAGAAAATGCGAGGAATGTGAAGGGTGTTATGCAGTTGAATCTGCAGGAAACCAGAGCACAAGACAAGCAAAAAATAAACAGTATGCTCATCTTATTAATTTAATTAATAAAACACATGCCAATGGAAGCATGCCGGAAATGACCCTAAGACACTTTGATGTTCGATGGAGCAATATTTGTAATTTCAAATGCCGCAGTTGTAGTTCCACATACAGTTCGACATGGGCTCAGGAAGATAATGCACAAGGAGCAAACAAACCAATTCACATTATTGCTGGTGGCGTTGATAATGATAATCTATATGAACAGTTTTTACCCCATTTTTCAGACATAGAAACTTTTTATTTTGCCGGTGGTGAACCATTATTAACTGACAAGCATTATGATATTCTTGAACATCTAATTAAGCAAGGAAAGGCAAATGTTCAGATAGAATATAATACGAATCTAAGCAATCTAGCATACAAAGGTAAGAGTGTTTTAGATCTGTGGAATAGATTTTCTAACATACAGGTATTTGCCAGCCTCGATAGTTATGGTAGTAGAGCAGAATACATCAGGGCAGGAACGGATTGGGAACTAATAAAGTCAAACATAAAAAATATTAGGGAAAAATGTCCTCATGTAAAATTAAACAGTTCGAGTGTGATTAGTGCTTTTAATGTTTCCACGATACCTGAATTTTTAGATCATCTCTTTGATAACGAATTATTTGATAGAGAAAACTATAATCCTAGTTTCTATAATATTATAAATCCTAATTTTTATAGTTTTAATATATTAACAGATTCCATTAAGAATAACATAGTAAACAAATTACAAGGCTCCATGATGAATTACAATAGGCACATCAAGAGAGAAATACAAGGAGTAATAAACAATTTACAAAACTCAACGTATTCAAAAAAATTGCATGAACAGTTTTTAAAAACAACAAAACATTATGATTCTATTCGACAGCAAAAATTTGCGGAAACATTTCCTGAACTAAAGGAATTAGCATGAAAGTATATTTTGATAATTTAAATATCAATGATTCTAACATGAAAGAACACCAGCAGACTGATAAAACAGATTATTGGTTAATTGCTCCGGGTGCTCCAATAAAAAGAACCATAATCGAAATGGGGTATGAAGTTGATACGGTTGATAATTGTGATGAGCCCGGGTGTTACTACATAGATGTAAGGGGTGATCCACAATGGTGGGCAGGAGTATTAAAAGGAAAAGATGTTCCTACTGAACACGTTCTTTTTTCAGTTCCGAAAAATATAATAGATCTAGTAAAGCAAAAAAAATTAAGATTGATAATTGCCGCAGATAGAGAAGGCGGTCCTATGATTACAAAGGATTGGGATTGTTTTAAATCAACAGCACAGGCAATTGTTAAACTAGGGTTGCCTGCTAACAGTGTAATTGTGGCACAGGGCAACGAAAAGATAGAAAAGCAATATAATAAATGGCTAGAAGATAACAATCAGTTTAAATTATATGATGTAATCTATAGCAATCATTTTGGACACATATTCCTAGATTCACACATACCAAACGAACTAGTAATTAATGATTCAATAAAAAATCAGGAAAGCAAAGATTTTAACAGTCTTAATAGAGTTTATAGACCACAAAGGGGAGCGCACCTATATCAGTTGGTGGAAGATAAAATTTTAGATAAAGGACTAGTTAGTGCAAATCAAATAGATATCTTTGATAACGAAGCAATTAAATTAGCAGAAACAAATGCATTTAAGTATGCATATGTTATGAAAAGAAATTTTCCTAAATTTATAGACGGTGACTGGTCGGTGAATAATGCTGCTAATCAATATAATATTGACATTTATAAAAACAGTCTAATGTCAGTCATAACTGAAACAATTTTTATTCATGATGTTTCTTTTGTAACTGAAAAAATATTCAAGCCTATTACCATGGGCCATCCTCTAATACTATTTGCATCTCAGGGAACGCTTCGCAGTTTAGAAGCAATGGGATTTAGAATAGATTGGTGTGGCATAGATCCAGCCTATAATGATATAGAAGATACCGTTGAAAGGTTTAATGCAACTAGAAATGTTTTGCTAGATTGGGTTGGATTAAGTAGACAAGAAAAGATAGATAGAATTAAAAACAGCATGGACACGCTGGAACATAATTTTAATCATATTAGATCTAGAGATTTTTATAAGGAAGCAATAACCAAAACAATAAGCAGATGTGAGGAATATTTTAATGAAGCAGTTTAAAGAATACAAACGATTATTTGTGTTTGGTTGTAGCATGACCAATTATAATTGGCCCACTTGGGCAGATCTAATTGCACAAGAAATTCCAGAATATTACAACTATGGTAGAAGCGGTGGCGGTAATATGTTCATATCTAATTCTATAGTAGAAGCAAATATTAAACACAAATTTAATCAGGATGACCTTGTAATAGTCATGTGGAGCAGTGTAAGTAGAGAGGATAGATACAAGGATAGACAATGGGAGACACCCGGTAACATATACACACAGGGCGTAATTGATATGGAGTTTGTTTATAAGTGGGCAGACACCAGAGGTTACCTATTGCGTGATCTAGCAATGGTAGAACTAGTTAGAAATTATCTAGACTCCTTACCTTGTGATAGTGACATGTGGGCAATGTGCAAGTTTGATGAAGTCACGATTACTGATAACATAAAGGAAAGTGAAACCCAACCAGTATTAGATTTTTACAAGAACACTATCGAATCAGTTAAACCAAATATTGTTGATACAGTATACAATGGTAGATGGCCTTCCACTCCGATTAAGGGCTGGGGAGGCAAAGGACAAACAGCAGATTATCATCCTACACCATTAGGACATTATAGATATATCGAAGCACTCTACCCTAATCATACAACCGAGAAGATGAAATCATATGCGGAAAAGTATGATAAGTTAGTATTGGAATGCAAGACCCTTGATGATACTCAGAAGTTTTGGTCATCAAACGGAGTGAATAGATTATAATGATTTACTTACAAACATACGATGACAATAATCCTCAAAAGATAGAATTAACCACGTGTCCTCCTAAACTCGGAGGATTCGATCTCGAACTTCCATACTACTATATTCAATTTTCAGGACCTAATAGTTTTAGGCATTTTCCTATATCAAATATTGTTCCTAAAAATCTTTTAGATGATATTAAGACCGGCAAAGCATTTTTAGTTTTAGATAATGCACTAGAATATTTTTATGAAAGTGTAGATGCAATTTATGCAGATATAGTTCACAAGGAATCCATAGACCCGAAGCAAATTGTTTTTATAACTGGTGTTCCTACAATGATGGAATACATAGATCAATTTTGTAGTAATAAAAAAGTTGAACAAATTAAAGTCATGTATTTTAGTTTGTTTGAATTAACGGGCAGAGATACTTTCATAAAGAGCATGGACAGCCAACCGTTAAAAAAGAAAATAAAATATAAAAAGAAATTCTTAAATCTTAATAGGAGATGGAGATGGCACAGACCATTGCTTGTTACCCTGCTACACAAAAAAGGATTATTGGATGACGGATATGTTAGCCTAGCCAAAGCAGATGATGGTAAGGGTTGGAATCATGCCTGGAGTTGGTTGTCTAATTATTATAGAGGGCATAAGACTCTTGGAGAAATATTTTCTAATCCTGTGATAGAACTTCCGGACATGTATCTTGATCAGGAAGACCTAGTTACCAATCGTGCAAACCACGAAAGGTCAATAAACAAATATTATGAAGAAACGTATTTCAGCGTAATTACTGAAACTACCTATCATGAAAATGTTCCTTTTCTAAGCGAAAAAATTTTTAAGGCAATAGCAATGGGG